CTCACGCCCATCGCCGATGAGGATCGCGCGAGCGATCTCCTCGTTGAGCATGAACCGCATCTCCTGCCAGATCCAGTCCACAACGTTGAAGTCCGTGATGTCGATGATGTCATCGCGGTCGAGCTTCTGCTTCTTGTAGATCGTAGTCGGAGTGGTCTCTCGACCAGAGATCTCGAAGAACTGCTCCTTCTTCATGTTACCCTTGATGTAGCCCTTGGCTCGGGCCTCCTCGTGGGTAAGGTCAGCGGAGCGGGACTTGAAACGGGCGAACGGAAGGTGACGTGCGCCGTTCAGAACCGGGGCCACCCACTCCATCCGGCGAGTGATCCACTCGGGAGTGTTGTTGACCTGAGTCGCGTCCGGGAAGAGCGTCTCGATGTTCGTGATGCCGTACTCCTCGGCGTGAGCGAGAATGGCCTCCTTCCACGAACCACGCTTCTTCGCGTCAGCGGCGATGTCAAGCAGCTGCGAGTGAGTGAGCGTGGGTCCGCCCTCGTCATTGTGCTGCACAGCGTCGCCGTTCTGCTCGAACAGGTTCCGCGTCATGTCGTTGTCCTCCTGGTGGGTAATGCTGTTGCTGTTGTCAGAGTGCTCAGCAGAGCTGTCGTCCTCGCCCGCAGACTTGAGAGCCTCGCCGACGAAATAATGGAGCACGTTCTTCTGCTCCTCGTTCAGCGAGTCATAAACCTGCTGAACGGTCTTCTGGTTCGTGTCCTGAGTAGCCACGTCATCTCCTTCGTTGTCGTCATCGTCAGCGTGCTCGAGGTCGAGCCCTTCGATGCCTGTATACATGATAGCTGCATCGTCAAGCTCTTCGATAGAGCCATCGGCATGCTGGAGGTTGACATTGTCGATGAAAGCTCCGGGATTGGCTCCGGAGATGACAAGACTAACCTCTCGAATAAAGCCGTGCATGACCTGCTTACTCTTCTCCACCAGCTTGTTAGCGTAGATGGAAAGCGAATTCACGTCGCCATGCTGCACGGCCATCTTGGCACTCTGAGCCTTGGGCGAACCGTTGAAGTAGCATCGGGCGTAAACGCCGTCAGAACGGTGCTCAAGAACAGCCTTACCAAGAATATTGTCAGGATCATCGTGCCCATGCTGCCACACTAGCGGCACGGTAACCTGATCCTGGTGCTTGAAAGCCTCCGGCATGATCGTTCGACCATCGGAGCACTTCAGGCCAGCCTTAGTGGCGTAGCCGCTGAAGTCAGGTACTTCCATTTTGAAGTTCCTCTCTGTTCGAAGCCGGCTGCGAAACTGTGTCCGCCGCAGGGATGTTCTTGTTTCGGAGCTCATCAGCAGCGGGATCCTGTGCAGGAGCCTTACCGATGATAGCTCGAATCTCGTTACCCGTCATGATCTCATTACGGGTAAACTTGTCAGCGATCTCTGCGATGTCCGCAATAGCAACCAGCTTGAACGGATCACGGAAGTACTCAATAGACTGCCGCTGGGTTCGCGCAGTCTTAGTGAGAAACTTCCGCTTCATCTCGCTGGTGAACGCTGCCAGAATAGGTTCGATGGTGCGGTTGAAGTAGTTGAGCATGATCTTCTCATCCGCGGAGCCATCAAAGACTTCGGGTGTAAGACCAAGCTGACTGTAAAGCAGGTTAGTCAACCACTCAACCTGAGCCATAAGTTGGTTCTCTGCCGGACGGTTAAGCTGTGTGATCCGTTCAGTACCGTCGGTATAGGCGATACCGTACTGCGACCCCTTAAGCTGAACCTCGATGTCCTTTCGACGCTGCTCGGCTTGCTGGCGTCGGGCCTCCGACTTGATCACGTAAGGAAGCTGGATGATGAGGTCGAGCTTACCAGAACTGGACTGCTCATCCACAGCATCAAGCAACGTGAGCTTACGCATAAGTCGACGCAGAGTCGAATTAGGCTCATTCATCACCGAATACAACGGGTTCTCAATGATAGCGACAGATGACTTATTAAGAGTCACTTGCTGTCGAACACCCTTGCGATCGTTGTAAACCTCGACCCGGACCTTTCGTGGCCACCAGGTGACAATCTTACCGACACGCATGCTGAGAATGTCGAATCCGCCAGTTTGCTCCGGATTGAAAGTCGTATCAACCGGAACCAGCGCTACGGCACCTTCCTCAAACATAGTCAGAACAGCGTCTATGATCAAAGCTCGATGGATTTGATCAATATTGGCTTCTAGAGACAGACAGTTATTAAGACCACTCTGTACTGTTTCTACGTATCGCTGCTGATCGTCGAGGCGAACATGGCGAATATCGACCGCCGCAACATCAAGAGCCATGCGAGCATACAACGACTGAACGATGTTCTTTTCGTTGGTATACGTCGAACGAACCCGATCTGGACGATAGCTGGATCCGCCACCCTCATAAAATGGAGTAAACTTCTCTACACGCTCTTCGTCATTTCGAAAGACGTTCCATGCGCTCTTTAGACGTTCTCCAATCGAAACCATATGTCACCTCCTTCTGAGTGTGCTAATGTCATATGCGCCATCAACCACATCAGCGACTACTTTGTTACCGATCTGCCCTAGAGCTTGGTTAACAAATATAGAGCTGGTCTTCGGAGGTGACGCCGCATAACTAACGGCCCCTAGAGCGATTTGCGTGGCCACATAAGTAGCGCCTGCAACTACTAGAGTTTGCTTAACAGCCTTTTTAGTGGCAGCGCGTCGAGCAGCCTTAGCTTCTGGACTTCGATCACGTCGAACGCCCCACTTCATGCCCTTGACACCGTAGTGAGCAAGGAACTTGTCTACTTCGCTCACTCGAATGCCTCCTTATTAAGGTTGTAAGCGATCGATCCTTCGTCCAGTAGCGTCATCGATTAAGCCGTTCTCTAGCTTCGACTACGTCGACTTCGTTTAGTCTCGTTGTGGACACAGTACTGATGCGATACTCAGGATCAAACACAATTGCTGGCATAGTGGTGACGATATTCGCGTCAGCATCGTCGAACAAAGCATTGTATCCTCGAGACTTTATAGACTCGAAATATGCCGAATGCAAGGGCGTGTTCATGACTTGGCTTTGCACGAACTGATTGTAAAACTTAAGACCGAGTTCCTTACTACTTTGAGCTCTTGATATAGCGTCAGTAGCTAGGAAGTCCCGTCCCTTTACAGTTCTACGAAGTTGTGGAACATAGATGTCCTTATCCAGGGTCTCTATGAATGTATCAACGCGCTCTCTCTTGGATGGGGATACTAGATCCTCATGGACTTTGAGCGTCATTTGATACTTTTTCAGTTCGTTTTTGCCTTTCGCTGCGAGAAGCGCTACATAAACGTCGTTATCTCTTATGTTAGAAGTGACATACGTCTTGCCTCGGAGAGATTCCTTCTTCTCACCTGAGACTCGATATAGCGTATCGCCTTTCTTGGCGAGCGTTTGCTTTTGGGTTGATAGCTGGGCATATTCCTTGGACGAGATAGGCCCTTGACGCTCGGAAGCTCTTTTCGCAATGCCTTGCCTGTAAATATCAGCTTGCTTTTGGGCTTCCTTCTTGCGCACCCCCCAACGCATACCCTTGATACCGTAGTGAGCAAGGAACTTTTCTCCGTCGCTCACTCGAATGCCTCCTTATTAAGGTTGTAAGCGATCCAGCCGTCCATAAGGGCAGCTACGTTATCGATCTTCTCGTCTTGCCGCTTCTTCAAAAGCTTTCGGTTACCATTGGTGTCTTCAAGCGTAATGGCATTACCCATTGCGAACTGCATAAGAAACTGATCGAAGATGAGCTTCCGCTCTTCACTAAGAGTCTTAAGCTGTCCGAGCGGAACAGATTCCGTTCTAGCGCCCTGAATTACCTTAACGATTCCGAACGGACCGTTTTCGGCTTCCCACCGCTGAACAAACTCTTTAGCGTTGTATGGATCGTATCCGAAAGCGCGAACATCATAGCCCTTTTGCTGAATGAAGAGGTCTAGATCTTCATAGACTTCCATCATGTCCAGAACAGTACATTCTAGAACACAAAGACTACCCTCGTTGATGAACTCTTCATACTTCATACGCATGGCGCCAGGAAGCTTCTTAAGCGTAAGAGATGAAATGTACGAACGAGTCTTAACGCCATACCCCCCATTCCTCAAAGGAAAGAGGAAAGTAAACGCACAGAAGTCATCACCTCGCGAAAGGTCCGCGCCCATAGCACATGGCATTCCGTCGAAGCTACGAATTCGATGAGGAATAGTTTCTTCGTAAGTGAAGAAGTATGTATACCCCTCCATCGGAATTCCAAAACGCTTAGCTAGAATATCATTACGAGTGGCTGGCGCTTTCTCGGCTCGCTCGACGTCCTGTTGGTAAGTATCATACGTGACTGTCTTACCAATGTTTGGATTAGCCTTTGGCCACATAGCTGGGTTACCGACTTCGTCCAACTCGTCGAGCTTGTAATGCCAGATAGAGATGTGGGGAGCGTAGTATTCGCCCTTTAGGATCTCCATCAGTTCCATTTTGATTGTATCGCCCGATCCGTTTCGAACGGTACCCTCAGAGCTGATGGCAACGATCAAGTAATCGTCTAGCTTAGAAGCACCCTGCTCGATAGCACCGACAACGTCCTCCCGAACATCGCCAGACAACCATTCATCCACTGTAGAGATCTTGGGTCGAAGACCCTGCAGCTTGTTGATGGACATGGGACGGATTTCGAGAAACGAACCTGTAAGGAAGTTCTCGATACCTCGCTTAGTCGATGCCAGCTTTACTCGATTAGCCTTGGAACCTGTCGTGTTTTGTAGAGACCCATCAGTTAGGAACTTGAATAGTGGTCCTCGAGCACGAGTAATAGCTGTTCGTAGCGGGGACATCACTTCTTCTGCCTGCTTCATGGTAGGAGCAGTTGTGATCTGATGGGTTGTCGATGTATCCACATTGAGAAAGTAAGCCTGGATAGTTTCAGCGTACATCGACTTGGCAGCGCCTCGGGCGACGATGAGGTATTGCTTGGTCGTTAGCCGTTGCTTGACTCGACGACGGGCAAAGCGGCCTTCTCGACCATTCTCGCCAGGGATGTATACGCTTCGCTCGACGAAGTGATACCATCCAAAAATTTGCTCTCCCCAAAGCTTAAAGGTATCAAGCAGATGAAGATCGCTACCGTCTGTTAGAGTAAGCTCATTCTCGCAATAAAGGATCCAGCCGTTTACTGCTTCGTCATCGTAGTAGAAATTTGGATTAGCGATGAGCTCGTCGATGCGGTTCATCTCCATCGCAACTTCACGATTCACAGGGATCTCCCCGCGAAGAACCGCATTACGAAACTTCCCGTAGTAATACGGCGTTGCGGTGTTAGACAAGCCCATCGCTAATCCTCCTTTCAACTGTTCTTAAGCTTGGCAAGAGCGAGCTTGAGCAGGGCTTCGCCCGTAGATGTAAGCACCCTCTGCGCAAGACTCTGAACGTAATTCTGAGCGGCGTTCTGAAGCGCCTTCTGAACAAACGCCTTAGCGCCGTTATTGTTACCAGAACTTAGCCTGTTGTATTGAGACTCGAGATTCATCCGTTCGACCAGAACCTTAAGTTCCTGGTTTGAGAGACTCGACACCGACTTCGATGCTGCTGCCCTAGCTTGGATATGATCCGCAGAAGGCGTCGAAGAATGCTTATCGACCGAGCCCTTACCGCCATCTCTGTCGCGACGAACGCCCCAACGCATACCCTTGACACCGTAGTGAGCAAGGAAATCGTCGATCTGTTCTGCCTTTGTCATGTTTCCCTCCTCACTCGCCCTTCCCTATATACATTGAGACGCCACTCGAATTCGGTGACCTGCTTCTGCATAGCTTCGATCGCGAACGACGTGGAAGGAGGGTCAAAGAGCAACTTCACCCTCACATACATGTAAGACTTCACCGCGTTGAGATTAGTGTTGTCTTCCAGGTAATCCGACCACGTAGTCTCCGAATCCTCGATCATAAAACCGTCTAGCGGCCCAATACCGAGCTGATGAAGAGTGGTAAACACCGTGTTGATATGCATCAGAATATCGAGATCAAAAGAATCATCATCTTCTGCGATACCAAGCACCTTCTTGGTTGAATTGAGAATGCTATCAGTCACTCAAATCACCTCCTTCCATGCCATTTTGATTGTTACGGACGGTTCTCGATCTTGGAGCCGTGAGACCGCATCCACTTAGCCATGATGTTGCCCAGGAAGCCGTCCTGATAAAGGCCATTACGCTTCTGGACATTAAGAACCTGCTTGTGGAAGGTCGGGCCGTAGTCACCATCGGGGACCACCTTGCCGACGTAGGGCTTGAAGTGGTTCAGTGCCCGCTGAGCCTGAGTGACCCACGACTTCCACTTCTTGGTCTTTGGACCGTTGATACCATCAGGAAGAAGTCCGGCGTTACCGTACTTGTTCTGCCGAACCTGATAGTTGTAGACGGCTTGGCTGTACTTGGTCGAACCCTTAGAAGGCTTCTTAGCTGGCTGGGTCTGCTTGACGGGCGCCGACTTACCAACGACGACACCCTTCTTGCTCAGCCAGACAGAAGGATCGACAAACACACCGTTGACGATGATGCCCATGTGGAGATGAGTCCCGTTCTTGCCGGCAGGCTGAACGTTACCTCGGTATCCCATGATGCCGATCTTCTGGCCGGCCTTGACGGACTGCCCGACCGACACGTTGTTGGAGTTCAGGTGTCCATAATAGGACAGAACTCCTCCTGCGTGCTGGATCAGAACATTGCGATCGCCAGAGTGTCCCTTAAGCAGACCAGCGCCGACGCCGATGACCTTACCATCACCGATCGAGTAGACGGGAACGTTCTGCTCCCCCGTCTTGGGCGGCGGGTAGTCGTCACCTGCGTGGAAGCTGCCGCCACGAGGACCAAAGTTTGATCCGACTCGACAGCCCGCAGGAACCGGTGAGCTCCAAACCATTAGTCTTCCTCCTCGTCCTCGATCGACTCCAGCTCTTCGTCCTCGAGAACTGTGACGTTGTCACCCAGGACTGCCACCTCGGACTCGACACCGTCCTCGTCATACAGTGTGCTCATTTGATTCTCCTTATCACCAGAGTTTGGTATCGCCGGGATGACGTTCTGTAAAGGGCTTAGGTAAATGCCTTTCGTCACCATAATGGATGGCGTTATGTGTTCTGTGCGTAGTGGTTATAAGAAACTCCGGATCGAGAATATCAGCATCTCCATGTTCGATCTCCTCAGGAGTCATCGGGTTCATGTGATGGATGATAATCTTATCATGGATTTCATAACCAGGCAGCGCGAGGTCTTTTCCCTCGTCTCGAGCTATAACGTGATCACGAATATCTCGCCATTGCCTAGAGGTATAGAAACGTTGATTCATGTATCGATCATGACCGAACGTTTCAAGACCTACTACGCCTCTAAGTTTGAGATAGTTGAATCTTTCTTCGAATGTGGGAAGTTTGATCAGGTCCGAATATGTTCTATACCTCATCGTAAACTTCCTGCGAGTTGCCAGAATAAGCGCTCATAGCTCGAAGCGCTGCGGCGTACATCTCATCGATCTTTTGGACCGCCGCGATCTGATCGGTTCTTGCTCGAAGTAGTTCGACTTCCTTCTCGAGCTTAGCACGCTCGAGTCGCTCTCTTTGTGTAGCCAACTTGAGGTAATGGGTCATCACCTGGGCAGAAGCGGTTCCATTGTTGAGCTGCTTCTCCGCTAGATCGACCGCAAGATTGATAAGCTGGTTCTCACGAGCCTCGGGATCCCTTGCCGGGGGTCGACGAGTCTTCTTAGACTCTGCCAAAGTGATTCACCTCCTTGAATATGATCGTTGGTCCTTCTGAAAGAGTGCTAGAAGACTGACTCACGAAGGATGGCGTGAGTTTCTGAAAGGAGACCGGGTGTTACACCCTATTTTTGTTTGGTCTTCTAGCACTCCATCGGACTTACCAATGACTTCTACCGGACTTAAACCGCGATTGTTCTCAGAATATGACCCCCCG